CAACATCATCAAGTCTATAAAATGCTCTTAGATTATTTATATACTTTTGATTTTTTTCAATTTCTTCTGCATGTAAGTCTAAAAATGCTTGGTTATCAGCTAATTCTAAATTTAATTGAGCTAATTTTTCTTGATATGCTTGATCGGCTAAAGCTTTTTCTTCAGCATATTTACTTTGCAAGGATGCAATCGCTTGAATATTAGCTTCACCAGCAGCCGCTTGTTCTGTCACGTACCTAGATTTTAATTGCTCAATTGAATCCATATTAATCCAGTCTGTATATGCTTTAATTGCATCTTGATAGGCAATAATATCGTTCTTATGGTTTTCTAAAAATGAATTTTCCTCATCAATTCTGGCTTGTAAATCAGTAATAGTATCCTGATTCATTTCTTCGCCCTTCGCTTTTTCATCTGCTAATAATTGCTCAGCTTCTGATAATCTTCCTTGAGATTCTACTATTTCTTTAGCAATTCCACTTTGTAATCCAGAAAGTCTATCAGCATTGGATTTTGCATAAGCTGCATTTTCTGCTGCTAAGCTTTCTTTTAAATTTGTTAATCTTTCTTCGTTTGATTTATTATAATCTTCTGTTAATTCAGAGCTTTGTTGTTTTAATTCTTCTATATTTTTTTCGTGCAATAAAACATTCTCAGCAAGAGTTTGCTTCCAGCCTTTTTTTAAATCATTATTTTGTTTATTAAAGGCAGTAGTTAAATCTTTTATTTGTAATTTAAGATCATCCCTTAATTTTCTGTAAGTTTTTTTTATTTCGTCGGCTGCTTCCTTAAATGATTCCCATAAAGGCTTTACTTTATCTCCTAAAGAAGCTAAAGCGGTAATAGCTTTTTCAGCATATTTTAATTGATCTTCTAATACTTCTTTAAAATCATCTTCAGCGTCTTTCATTCCATTAACAAGACCTTGCACAATATTTTCGCCTATTACTTCAAATACTTTAGAAGGAGAATGTACTTCAAGAGCATCTTCAGCTCCTGCTGTTACTTGATCACCCATATTAGCACCAACATCATAAGCTCCTTCAGCACCCAAGCCAAGACCTTCTTTTATTTTTTGTCCCCAACTTTTAGATTGATCAGCTATCGCATTCCATAATCCGCCTATTCCTTCATAACGATCTTCTATTTCTCTTGCTTTTATTCCCCATTCTTCATTTTCTTTAACTATATCCTCTAATCTTTTTTTTCTTTCAGGATCAGTTACTCCATCTAATGAATCTTTTAATTTATCATTTACGCCTTGTAAATTTTCATTTGAAGTTTTTAAATCATCTATTGCTGCTTGTAAATCTTTAAATTCTTTATATACGAAATAAGCAGCGATCGCTACAAGAGCTAAAATTGCTCCTGGCCCGGCTAATAAAGACATTGCACCAGCTAACCCAGTAGTACTTCCAGTTAAAGTTATAGTTGTTGCGCTTAATAATTTAAAAGCTGCACTTATTCCAAGAACAGTAGTCTTAATAGCCATTGCTGTTTTAACTGCAGCCCAAGCTGCAACAAATATTATTAATGCCCCAGTCAAGCTATAAACAACCCATTGATTATCTTCTAAATATTCAGTTAATTTTTTTGTTGCCGGAACTAAGTGATCTCTAATTACAGGTAATAGCTGATTACCAAATTCCATTGCCATTGCTGTTACATTATTCTTCAAAATAGCTAATTGAGACGCTGTGGTTTCAAATCTTTTTTCAGCTTCAATGGTTAAAGCTGTATTTTCTTCAAAGGCACCGCTTGAGGTTACCATTGCTTCGGCTAATAAATCACCCGCGCCAGCTAATGAAAGAAATGATCTCATTAAGCGTTGGTCTTCCATTCCTAATTCAGACAATGTATTCATAGCGTCATCGCCCTGATCCCCTAATCCCAAAACAAATTTAGAAAAGGCACCGCCTGCATTTTCCTCAAAAGCTGTTTTAAATTCTTCTCCAGTCATTCCAGCAGTTTCAGCAAATACTTGCATGTCTGCATTACCCTCAACAGTTGCTTTTTTCATTGCTAACAAAACTTTCTGGGTGGCAGTACCACCAGCCTCGGCCTGAACACCTACGGAAGACATGGCTGCACCAATACCAAATATATCAGCCGTAGTAAGTCCGGCAATATTACCAGCGCCAGCTATTCTTTCAGCAAAAGTTACTACCTCTGCCTCAGTAGTGGCAAAGTTATTACCAAGATCAACAACGGTGGAACCCATACGGTCAACGTTTTCTATTGGCTCCTGCATAATATTGGCAATACGAGCGAAAGACGTAGCTGCTTCTTCTGATGTTAAGTTAGTAGTAACGGCCATCTTTGCCATCACTTCTGAAAATTCAACTATTGCGTCTTTTGGTACACCTAATTGACCGGCTAACTCACCAATCCTTGCAAACTCATTTACAGTAACCGGAATCTCTTTTGACAAATCAACAAATTGTTGCTTCATCGTATTAAATTCTTCTTCTGAGGCTTCAACTGTTTTACGAACACCGGCAAAACTACTCTCAAAGTCTATGGAGGCTTTTGCAGCAACAGCTAATCCAGCGGCCAATCCTACCGCTGCGATTCTTCCAACTTTATCAAGTTGATTACCAAATGCTTGCAAATTCTTTTTACTATCTTTGCTTAATGCTTTTGTATTTTTTCTAATACCAGAAAGAGTGCCAGAGACTTGGTCTTTAGCTGTGAAAAGTATTTGTACTGTCTCACTTACGCCCATGATTTTTTAATTTATTGCTCTGCTGTTCTTCTTTACTATTAACTTTATTTACTTCAGTACTCCAAGCTAGTAGATATAATTCGTACATTCGGCGAGGCATAGACTGCAATTCAATTAGTGATATATTAAACTTCTCGCAAAATTTTAATTCTGTATGTATTCTATTACCATTACCAGAAATTATGTCTTTAACTAGTTTTTTTTTACTTCATCAAAGTCTTCAACTTTAAGGCCTTTAATAATATCAGTAGTTGTTTTTAAAATCCATCTTTGAAGTTTTAATGGAAGAACTTTAAATATTTCTAAATTTACTTCTACAACATTGCCTTTTTCGTCTGCAAAATTCCAAGAAGAAACAAGATTAAGTGTTAGCTGTCGGCCAGTATCACTTTGTTTTGATAAAGATTCTTTTTCTCTTACATCAAAATCATCATAGCTTTCATCTAGCCTCTTTTTTAACTTACTAAAATCAGAATCTTGTAATAACTTTTGATCTGCAACAGTTAAATCATCATAAAATTCAACCCATGCTCCTTCTAAAAATGGAACATTCTCTTTAATCTTACTTCTAAGATCAACATTAATTACCGGGATTAATTTTGGTAATTCTTTTTGCACTTCTTCTTTCACTTCTTCTTTTGGAGAGTCTTTTGGCTCTTCAGACATAGTTTTTATAGTTAATTTATTTATAGGAAGCAGGGGATATAATCCCCCACCTCCTTATTTAAGATTTATAAGTAAGTCGCAGTTTCGTTTGTGATTATAACTTGCGCTGTATAAGAATCAGTTGATCCATATTCAGCTCTAAATGTTGGGTTTTCTGCATAAAATCCATCAATACCAGTCTCTACTGGGTTATCTTCAAGAGTAATTACTGGAAGATTAATTTTAATTTCTTCAAATTCAGCAACTCCGATAGCATCACCTGTAAAAGTAATAATCGCAGCTCTTTTAGTTAGATCATAATATTGATCTTTATAAACTTCGTCTTCAAAGAATACAGCGAAATTACCATTTACCTCAAATGAAGCATGAGAAATTGAAGCTGGACTTGCATCTCCACTCATAAATTGCATTTCAGAATTATTATTAATACTTAATGCAAGACTTGAAATAGGAGTTGCAGTAGCCAATGCAGCAGTAGTTAAGTTTGTTCCGAATTGAATAGAATAATCTTTAAAGCTAAATATTCTTTCTTCTGTTTGAGTATTTACGATAGTACTACTGTCTGGAAATTGACTCATCCAATGAGAACTAATAGTTGCTAATCCGTCAGACACACTTAAGTCTAATGTTGAACAAGTACCATAAGCAAATCGTTCAGTATCAGCTACTCTGTTATTAATTAAAGTTGCAGTTTGAGGATTATTACCGGTTTTTCTTGTAATTGTATGCTCATAAACAGCAGCTTCACCAGCAGCAGTTGTTGAACTTAATGTTCCTAAAGCTGGAATCCAGATATAAGGTGAATTTTCAACGTCTAAAATACATTCTAGATCGCCTTCGCCCCATTGTTTTCCACCTACTGATCCCCAAGTTTTATCTCTTTGACCTTTTGCTTGTTCGTCAAACAAAGGTTCGTGATGTCCTCTAATTGAATTTGATAGAAAAGGAATATATTTATCCGGCGTTGTTGCTGTGCCAGGAGTAGCATTTGCTTCTAAGCCGACTCCTATATACCCTTGTCTTCCTACATTTACACTCATAGTTTTATTTTTTAGTTATTTTAATTGGTTTCGCTTGAACCTTATATATATGTTTGTTAGTTAATATCTTATCAACAATATCATCTGGAACTTCTTTTATTTCTCTAGGCTCAATATTGAAAGTTTTATCGCCTAAAAGAAAGTTTAATCTTTTATGGTGTTTATTTAAAATCAACATCTTTTTTATTAATTAATTTATAATCATCTTTATCTAACTTTATAATTAAATTATCTAATTGATTACAGCTATAACATTTTATTTGAATCCAGACAACTTGATGTTTAACACTAATGCCATATTTATATTGCAAGTGGCTACATTTTTTACATCTATAATTAATCATTTTTATCTATTAGCTATTCTAAATATTGGAATTGTCATCACTATTGATTTAATTGCATCTTGTCCTTCTGTTCTTGAATCACGAGAATAATCAATTGCTATTTCATTTTCAATATACCTATTACTATATCCTTCTAAGTTTAGATTATGCCTAATTTGATAAAGAACAGTATTAGTTTTCAAGTTTTCACTATCATTTTCACCGCCCATAATGTCAGAGGCTTCTCTAATACCTACCATTTCACCTGAATTACCATCTAAATTCTGTTTAACGCTTACATGCAAGCCTATTTCTATCGTTGAAGTTCTATTATCTCGTTGATTATCAGCAATAGTTATAGATTCTACGCCAGGGCTAACTGTAATTATAGGTAAACTAGACTCTGCAAAACTTTTAGGCTCACCAATCCAATAGCTTTTAACCTTATTACCTAAAGCAGCTTTTAACATGTCTCTAATTATTTCGCAATTGTATATCATATTACATTCTCTTTTTTAATACTTTTTCTAAATGCTTTTGTATAATCTTAGTTATTTTAATCACTTGTGGCGCTTGTATATCTAATATCTTTCTTTGTGGTATGCTTTTTGTACCTCCTTGGTGAAAAACCGCATATGGTGTTGGATTTTTTACTGTTACGCTTGAGTGCTTAGGTATAGATTTAAAACTACTCTTCATTTTACCAGTTCCCCATAATGGATAGGATGGTTTTGACATACCTCTTGCTCGTTTTTGAGCGATTGTACTAGCTTTTAAAGCTGCCCAAGTGCTACCATATTCAGCACCCTTTTTAGCAAAATTCTTTTCAGCAGTTTCCTTTGTTGATTCACCAATTTCTCTAAGCATTGTTGCCGGACTTTCCACAAAATCTTCAATACTAGCAAGCTTTTTATTTAACTTATCTATTCCTTTTACTTGAATTGAAAATGATCTAGACATATCAACTTTGCGGTTCGTCTGGGTCTTTCATCGTAAAATTCTCATCACCAAGATTAAACATTTCACCTTTATCTTTAGATCCACTAGCACTATAAACATTACTATAACTCATCTGATTAGTAGTAACTTTAGGTAAAGGATTGCCATCACTATCAACAAGAACAAGCTCGTTATTCATTATCTGCTCCAATATCTTATTGGCTCTATCAATTTTTCTCTGTCCGCTTTTACCTAATTCAACATCTGCTTCCATTCCATATTCTTTTGCAAGCAATGTGCCAGACGCTAGTAAAGTTTCAGCATGTCTAATAATGGCCGGGACTGGAACTAATGGAATAATATAGTAATTTTTCAATACTCCGTCAACCTCATTATGTGCTTCTTCGCGGTAGCTTTCCACCATTTCTCTTGGTATAAATTGGTTTTCAGTAAAGCCAGACTCTCGTCTCACGCGCCAACAAGATGTATAAAACTCTGTTTCATTTCCTTTAATAGGTAAATCTGTATAAGCACTATATAAAGTTCTAGCTGAATTAAAAAATCTATACCTATACCATCTTAAATGAGCGCTAGCATCATCATCTTCAACAATAGTTCCTATTGGATTATCAACTTCAATATTAAATGGACTAGAAGTCAAGGCAGCAAATGTTCCAGTTTTAGTAGCTGACCATTCTACTGATACTTGATCGTAAGCAAATTCAGTAATTGGATCATCTTCTTTATGTTCAAATAAAGTGCTTGTTGCAACTGTAATTTGCGCAGTAGCCGGAGTAACAATTTTTAATAATTCAGTTGTCTCTTTACCTTCTTTTCCAGTAACAACAAAATTATTAACCGTAAAACCTAGGCCATTATCCGCTGGTAATACAGCAACGCCAGTACTTATGTCACTAGAAAATTTAGTTTTTTCCTCCCTCGCTAGGAGTTCGTGATCGTTTGGAATTATTAATGTAATCATAGAAATGTTGTTTACCTATCTTTGGTGGTTCTCCAATATGGCTTATTTCCACGTTTGGATCGCACCATATTTTTAAACCTGCTTTTTTAACTTTCTCACAAAAGACAATATCTTCACCTTTTTCACCTATAAATTCAAATTGTGGTTTATTAATCTTTTCAAATACTCTTCGATGAATTAAAGTCGCGCCCATACCGATACTATCAACTTCCATTAATTCATTAGCCATTATACTTATTAAATCTCCTTTTTTATCTACCTTCCCTATGCATGGCGCATAAGGTGGAACTCTTTTAAATATCTGTGTTCCCACAAAATCTTTTCCAGTAGCTAGCAATTTATTTAATAAGCCTGGCTCAAATACTTGATCGCTATCAAGGAATAATAGCCATTCATAATTTGATTCTAACAGGGCTTTTACTATGATATTCCTTGCTTGGTGTACAATTGTTCTTTTTTGGCCAAATATCGCCATATTTGAAC